TCACCAAGACAGAGAGCTATCGTGATCCTGACAGCTTCGCTGACATTGTTCGTGGTATGCATCTCTATGGTCGCAAGATCCTCCGTCCAGAGGCTATTGTTACCGCCAAGTACAACGCAGCTTAATTTAAGGAGAAACATAAATGGCAACTGTAACTACCCTCGCAGGTGGAGCATCAGCAGGTCGTACTGCTGGTTCTGTACCATATTTAGTAGACACGAGCATTGACTTTGCTGCTGCAGCTACTGCTAAAGGCTCTGCCTTGGCAGCTGCTGACGTTATCGAGTGCATCTCTGTACCCGTTAACACAGTCATTCTAAATGCTGGTATTGAAATCACCACAGTTTTAGGTGGTGAGTCAAGCGATACCACATTTGACTTAGGCACTGGCGTTGATGCTGATAACTTTGTTGACGGCTTCGATGCTGATGCTGCTGCTGCTGGTGCTTATGCACAAAACGCTGCTGCATTCCAGCCTATCGTAGTTGGTGCAACTGCTGACACAATCGACATCACCATCGCTACTGCAACAACCGCTCCTACTTCTGGTGTAGCCCGTGTTTGGGCTGTGCTAATGAATGTAGATGGTCGTATCGCTGCAGACGAAGTTGATCGTGATCAATTAGCTTAATGTTGTAAATGATGGGGGACTCCACAAGGGTCTCCCATTTCTTATGTTCTAACAAGGGGCTACAGTGGCTTACAATTTCCTAGGTCTAGTTAACGACATCAATAGAAAATTAAATGAAGTAGAACTTACTAGCTCTAACTTTGATAGTGCTAAAGGGTTTTACTCGCATGCTAAAGATGCAGTTAATGCAGCTATTCAGGATATCAATCAGCTAGAGTTTCAATGGCATTGGAATCACACAACCCAAACAACTACACTAACTGCCGGCACTAGCCGGTATAATTATCCTGCTAATGCGAAAGTAATTGACTTCGATTCTTTTCGTATTAGGAAGAATACTACGTTTAACAATGAGACAGTTAAATTAAAAGTTCTGACTTACGAAGACTACTTAGAGAAGTTTGTAGATCAAGAATATAATAACGATACAAGCTTACGGGACATCCCGTCTCTTATTGTACAAGCACCCAATAGACAATTCATATTAGTGCAGACACCTAAAGAAGCATACGAACTTACGTATGAGTACTACACAGTAACAACTGATTTGTCTGCTTACTCGGATGTTCCTTTAATAACTGAGATGTACAGACATGTGATTGTTGAAGGTGCTACATATTATGCCTATATGTTCCGGGGCAATACACAAGATGCAGCAGTAGCTAAAGCAAAGTTTGAACAGAATCTAAAACATATGAGGATCATGTTAATTAATCGTACTGAATATGTTCGCTCTACAATGCTTCCACAAAACAAGAGATATACAGCAGGCTTTAGGGTTAATTAATGGCTGATAGATGGCAGACCTACCCGTTTGAATTTAGGGGCGGGTTAATTACAAATCTATCACCCTTACAGCACGGTATACAATTACCGGGCAGTGCTAGGGTGTTAAGAAACTTTGAACCATCTATTGAGGGTGGTTACAGACGCATTGATGGATTTGATAAGTATGATAGCTCTATAGTACCAGCGTATGGTAACGGTAGGGTACACGGTAGTGGGCAAACAGGTACTACTCTTATCGTAGCAAACCTAATGGCATCACCATCAGAAGCTGATACATTTACTATTGCAGGTGTAGCTGGAACATATACTATTGCTACTGGTGGTGTTTCATATAGCTCTGGTACTAAAAGAGCAACACTGACACTAACAACCAGTCTAGCATCTAGCCCTGCCGATCAAGCAGTTATTACTTTTACATCAGGTACTGGTACGATTCAAGGTGTAGCAGCGTGGACGGGTAAAGTAGTTGCTGCACGTAATGATAGTTTGTATAGAAGTACGGGTAGTGGTTGGACCAAGATTAGTAATCCAGCATACGGGACTGTATTAGTTAATGGTGCTGGTCAGACTGGTTCTAGCCTTGTTGTAGATGGATTAACTTCTACACCCAAGACAGGTGATACATTTAGCGTAGCTGGCATTGAACTTGTATATACAGTCACTGCAGATGCAACCGTAACTAGTGGTGGTGCAACACTAACAATAAGTCCAGCACTAGCTTCTAGCCCTGCTGACAATGTTGCAATTACTTTCCTGTCTGCTTCAAGAGATGCAGCAACTAAGTACAGGTTTGAAAAGTATCGTATTAGTACCACAGAAAAAATATGTGGTGTAGATAGTGTCAATGTACCATTTATATATGATGGTACAAACTTTACAGAATTACATGCAGCACCAAGTGATGTTGTCGGTGCAGAACACGTAGTGTGGTTTAAGAATCAATTGTTCTTTGCCAAAGGGGATAAGGTAACTTTTACTTCTCCTTATACAGACAATGATTTTACTCCAGCTAATGGATCTGGTGTTATTAGTGTAGGCAATGCAATTACAGGTTTGATTGTATTCCGTGAGCAACTGATTATATTTAGCCAGCAAAAGATTAGTAGATTAGTAGGAAATACTTTAGCTGACTTTGTACTACAGCCAATTACATTAAACATTGGTTGCGTGGATACAGATACCATTCAAGAGATTGGTTCTGATATTATGTTCTTAGGTCCTGATGGATTAAGACTACTAGGTGCTACGGATCGTGTTGGTGACTTTAGTATTGCCGTAGTATCTAAACCAATACAAAGTGAAATGACTGCGTTTACAGGGACAAGTACTTCTTTCTCTAGTGTTGTAGTTAGAGAGAAGTCACAGTATCGCATCTTTGGATATAATGCTAGTGTCACTACACAAAATGCTGTAGGCGTATTAGGGACACAAATGATTGGAGACCAAACGGGTACCATATCATGGGCTGAACTACGAGGCATTAAAGCTTACGTAGCAGATAGTGATTATTTTGGCAGGGTAGAGACTGTTATATTCTCTAATACAGATGGCTATGTATACGAGATGGAGCAAGGCAACAGCTTTGATGGTGCTAGTATTATTGCTACCTTCTCTACACCATTTGTACCGATGGAAGATCCACGTATTCGTAAGGCATTTTATAAGCTTTTCTTATACACGGATCCACAAGGAAGTGTAACAACTTCTGTGAATTTAAAACTTGACTTTGACGATGAGGGTGTGATACAACCTGACACCATAACATTATCAAATCAAACAGGTGCCGTAGGCTTTTATGGTTCGTCTACAGCTACCTATGGAACTGTTCGGTATGGAACCAAATTAAAGAAATTATTCCAGACACAGGTAGTAGGTTCTGGCTTTACAGTTTCTTTGCAGTTTGTGTCTGAGAGTACAGATCCTGCATTCTCACTTGACGCTGCAACTTTAGAATATTCGACTTACGATAGACGATAGGGTAAAACATGGGTACTGGATACATTCGTAACGACTCGGTCAATAACATTGCTGATGGTAATATTATTAATGCGTCAGATTTAGATGGCGAGTTTGATTCGTTACAGTCAGCTTTCAATGCCTCAACTGGACACAATCACGATGGTGCTAATAACGGATCTCCTGTAACAAAGGTAGGTCCTGCCCAAGATCTTGTTGTATCCACAGGAGCAGTAACCCCCAAGACAGATGATACAGTAGACTTAGGTTCTGCTACATTCCAATTCAAAGATGCGTACATTGATGGTACTGCATACATTGATACCCTAGAAATAAATGGCACTGTCATTACCCCAACGGGTATTGAGTTAAATTATGTTGATGGTGTTACCTCTGCTATTCAAACCCAGTTAGATAATAAGCAACCTTTAGATGCACAACTTACTGACATTGCAGGTTTAAGCCCCACAGACAACGGTATCATTATTGGTAATGGTACTAACTTTGTAATTGAGACTGGGGCTACTGCTCGTACTTCACTTGGACTAGCCATTGGCACTGACGTTCAAGCATATGATGCTGACCTAACTACTTTAGGTGCTGGTGGTCCATCTGCTAGGTCTTTCCTAGGTCTAGCGATTGGTACCGATGTTCAAGCCTATGATGCACAACTAGCAGACATTGCTGGTCTTACTCCAACTGACAATAACTTTATTGTAGGTAACGGTACTAACTTCGTAGGGGAGTCAGGTGCTACAGCAAGAACTTCTTTAGGCTTAGGTTCTATTGCTACACAGGATGCAAGTAACGTAACCATCTCTGGTGGCTCTATCACTGGCATTACTGACTTAGCTATTGCCGATGGTGGTACTGGTGCTTCTACAGCTAACGCTGCTATCAATAATCTATTGCCATCTCAGGCTAGTGCTAATGGTAAGTATTTAAAATCGGATGGTACTAATACCTCTTGGGATGATCTCAATATTAGTACTGCCGATATTACTGGCACATTGCCTATTGCTAATGGTGGTACAGGTGCTACTTCTGCAAGTGCTGCAAGAACTGCTCTTGGTCTAGCAATTGGCACAGACGTACAAGGTTACGATCCACAGTTAGCTGATGTTGCAGGATTGACTCCTACCGATAATGGTGTTATAATTGGTGACGGTACTAACTTTGTAATCGAGTCAGGCAATACCTTAAGAACTTCATTAGGTCTTGCAATCGGTACCGATGTACAGGGCTACGATGCTCAGCTTGCAGACATTGCCGGACTAACACCAACAGATAACGGAGTCATTGTTGGTAACGGTACTAACTTTGTATTAGAGACAGGTAACACACTAAGGACCTCACTAGGTCTTGCAATTGGTACAGATGTGCAGGGTTATGACGCACAGTTAGCTGACATTGCTGGTTTAACACCAACAGATAACGCAGTCATTATCGGTAATGGTACTAACTTTGTAGCTGAATCGGGAGCCACACTAAAAACATCTTTAGGTTTAACAATTGGTACCGACATACAGGCATATGATAGTAACTTAACTTCTTTCGTAGGGGCATTCACATTACCTACTACTGACGGTACAAGTGGACAAGTATTACAAACGAATGGATCTGGGACATTGTCTTTTGCTGATGTAAATGCAGATCCAGCAGGTACAGCAGTAGCTTTGGCAATTGCGTTAGGGTGAGTACAAGAGTATGCAAAACTTGTTCTGAAGAAAAATCTTTTGAAGATTTTCCTAAGAATGAAATGTACAAAGATGGTATTAGACCACATTGTATTGAGTGTCGTAAGGAATATGAAGTTAAAAACTATCACAAGAATAAACATAAACGCCCTTATGATTATTTAAATGATAAAGATAAAAAGCTTCAAAGAGCATTTGGTATAAGTTACGAAGAATACCTAATTATGTTAGAAGCACAGCAAGGTGGTTGTGCAATATGTGGTACAACTAGTACAGGAAAAAGAAAAGCATTTGCAGTAGATCATAATCATGAGACAGGAAAAGTGAGAGGTCTTCTGTGCGGTAATTGTAATACAGGAATTGGAAATTTAAGAGAAGACGAAGGCATCATGTTAAGAGCAATTGAATATTTAAGGAACACAAATGGCTAATACTTTTAAGAACTCATTCAGTAAATCTGTAGGCACTTCCGCTGCTACAGTTTATACTGCACCTTCCGCTACACAGACTACCTTAATCGGTTTATCTGTAGCTAATACTACAGCATCTCCAATCACTTGTGATGCTTATGTCACTTCTTCAGCAGTAGACTACTACTTGATCAAGGGTGCTACGGTACCTGTAGGTGGATCATTGGTTATTGTAGGTGGAGATCAGAAGGTTGTATTAGAAGCTGCTGATGCATTAAAAGTAATATCTTCAGCTGCAAGCAGTGCCGATGTAGTTTGCTCATTGTTAGAAATAGCCTAAGAGGTAGACCATGGCATATCTTGGTAATACCCCGACAACCCAGAGCTTTATCTCTGGCACTGACTACTTCAATGGCACAGGCGCTCAGACTGCGTTTACCTTATCCCGCACGGTAGCCTCTGTTAACGACATTCAGGCGGTAGTCAATAACGTAGTCCAAGTCCCTAACGATGCGTACACCATCAGCGGTACGACTATTACCTTTACCTCTGCTCCAAGCTCTGGCACACAGAACGTCTACGTGCGTTACCTCAGCACCACGACTCAGGCAATTACGCCAAGTCAGGGAACGGTTAGCTGGAGTACGTTAGACAGTAATGTTCAGGGTGATTTGGGTATTTCGTTCAAGAACAGAATTATTAACGGGGCAATGACTTTCGATCAGAGGAACGCTGGTGCTAGTGTTACTCCAGCGAGTGGAGATTACACACTTGATAGATGGCAAGTATCATTAAGCCAATCCTCTAAGTTAACTGTTCAACAAAACGCTGGCTCTGTAACTCCACCTACAGGGTTTTCTAATTATTTAGGTGTCACTTCAACTTCAGCATATTCTATTACCTCTACTGATTTGTTTTTAGTTAATCAACCAATAGAAGGCTTTAATATTGCTGATTTAGCGTTTGGAACAGCAAATGCAAAAACAATTACCGTATCTTTTTGGGTTCGCAGTTCTTTAACTGGCACGTTTGGTGGCGT